GGGTCTCAGACCGGATGCCTGGTCAAACCTGCTCGACGTCGCCGATGAGGAAACACAGGCCACACTGATTTTCATGATGGCGCTGCAGGACATCAATACCGGAAATAGCAAATTCACGGAGGAAGAGATCGACGAGATCGACCTCGAAGCGTCTGATCTGATTCCGGGTTGCGTGATGACAATCCTTCATCAATTTCGCCGCGAACTCGCCGGACAGGCTCCGGCCAACCTGCCGGGGCAGCCGTTTCAAGCAGGACCACGACCCGGCCGAAACGATCCATGCACCTGCGGGTCGGGCCATAAATACAAGCAGTGTTGCGGCCGCAACTGAACGCTAAAGAACAATTTCATGGCTGCCACCCGCATAGGCGCGCGCCCACCTCGTTATGTGCCACGATCTGGGCCAGCGTCACGTCACTCAAAACGTCCTGACGCGATGGTCGAATAGGCTCTGCCCAGTCGCAGTCATCGCGCAAGCTAGGTGGATCAATCGCGCATCCAGTGGTCAGCGCGGCGCTCAAGATCAGCGCGGTCAGCGTTTTGCACGTCATGGCGGATGTCCTTTGAGGTTTGCATGGATCTGACGCGCGCATCGGCACGGCGCACGGCAAAATTCGCCGCTGCGGCTTGGCGCCCCTGGCGAAAGGCAACCCACAGGGCGACAATCACAGCCAAAGCCAGCGCGCCGTAAAGAACAGCCCGCCTGCCCAAGCCACTCAGGAGTGCGCGGACAACGCCGATCATGGCGTGCGTCCTGTCCGGTGATCTTCAATGCGGGCGGAGCGCGCCTTTAGCGCATAGAGGATGACACCGACAAACATCGCCATCCCGATCCATGGGAGAGTAACGGCGAGCCACGCCTCAAGACCTGCGAGTGCGAAGATCCGGGATGCTGTGTCGCGGGCCTGCTCGGCCTCATTCAAAGCTGGCGCGATCTGAGAGGTGATGGAGCCTGCGGCCCCCAGAACCCCGAGGCCGATTTGCGCATTGGCGGCAGCAACAATGCGGCTTTGCTGGGGGCTGCCCGAGGCGCGCGCAGGTGCGACCTCGCGCGGTGCGGCGTACTCCAGCGCCTCCTCCAGTGCCACATCAACGATGGGCACCAGCGGCAGTGCTGCGTCATCCCTAAACGCGAGGATTGCGGCACGGGTGCGTGGACCGATGATCCCATCGATGCTGCCGACCTCGTGATAGCCAAGATCCTTTAACCGGCGCTGCACGGCCTTGACGGAGAGAGTCACTGCTGGCGCGACATGCCCCGCCCGCCGCACACCCAAGAGCTTCGAGACCGGATAGCGTTTCACATTCACCGCATCAGACTGATTGCCGCCAAGCCCCCAAACCCAGGCCCCCTCAATCCGGTCAATGAAGAAGACATGCCCCTGCCAGCTGGAGGAGCCGCGCGGGATCACCCCGATGTCACCCGGCTGCGCATCCGCGATCTCTACCGGGATGCCCCAGTCCAAATAGGACCGTGCTGTCAGCTTCCGCGTCGAGCGAATGCCAGCCTTCTCCAGACAATGCCCGACGAAGGCGGCGCACCAGGCCACAGAGTCATGCTCCACCCAATCGTGGCCGACCGAGGCGTACATCTCCATAACGGTGGGGTTGTTTGCAGGGCCCGGGCCCTCAGTGGTGCCAATGTACCCGCGGGCAATTTCCAAAGGTGTCATGATGCTCTCCTATGCAAAAAGCCGCCCCGGAGGGCGGCTGTGTTGGTCGTAAATTAATTGCGGAGCCTTGCGGGCATGGCTGACTAGGCGGCGCCTGCTTTAGGCTGCTACGCGCACATATGCTTTGGCTTGCACAATCCAGTCATCCGCTGCGGCAGATAAGGACGGGCCTAAACCAACGACGCCGAAGAGCTGAACCTCGTAGATCCCGACGCCGGTCTGTTGCGCGGGCCAAAATCCATCTTGTGACAAAACCGCAGACCGCAGAACGTCGACCGGATCAGCAGCCGCGGATACCTTGCTAAGAACCTGAGCAATATCAGTCATGAGAAAGTACCTCCCTTCATCCATTCAGCAATATCCAGATGGCGTCACCCAGCTGAACATCAAGAGATGACCGCGCTGATAGGAGGCTTACTTCTTGCGGCAAAGCCAGGCTGTCATCAGGGCCTCCGCCCCGCGCGGTCCCAAATACGCCAACGTGGCCACAAGCCCCGTGCGCACAGGCTGGCCAAGATCAAAGTGGCTTGCGATAGCCTCGCCAATAATCGCCATGCCAATAGCCACGGGGATTTCCCACAAGAGCTCTTTGCCAAAAAACCGCCGCCGACCCAGCTTGACCTCACCCGAGTGATACATCAGCCGACCCGTAAAGGCGCCGATCAGCGTGGTCACCGCCCCGCCAAACAGACTGTTCAACGTTTCTAAAAAGCCCGGCTCGGTCATGGGCGCCTCCCTTACAGGTTTGTCCACGCAAAGCGCTTGCGTGGGTGTTAATATGGACTATATTTAGAGCTGTATTTCGCACCATTTGGAGGCCACCATGCAGCGTGTCGAAGCCAATATCGCCGTCAGCGTTTCTGATCTTAAAAAAAACCCGTCGCAGGTCATGGCGCAGGCAGCAGGCGAATCCGTCGCCGTGCTGAACCACAATCGTGTCATGGCCTATATGGTGCCTGCCGCGCGCTATGAGGCCTTGATGGAGCATATGGACGATTTGGAGCTGGCCGAGACCATTAAGCAACGGGCTGACGAGACACCGGTTCGGGTCAGCTTGGATGAACTATGAGCTGCAATTCCTGCCCACAGCCCTCAAGGAGTGGCGTAAACTTGGCGTGACGCTGCAATCGCAATTCAAAAACAAGCTCAAAGAACGACTTGCTCAGCCCCATGTTGTGGCCGATGGCCTGCACGGCATGCCAAGCCACTACAAAATCAAGCTTCGCAGCGCGGGCTACCGCCTCGTCTACCGCGTAGACGATACCACTGTCACGGTAACGGTTGTGGCGGTCGGCAAACGTGAGCGGAGCGCCGTCTATAGAAACGCGCGTAAACGTGCTGATCCCTAATATTCCCCACCGTCGAGTAGCGGTTCAAACGCGGCATCAGCCAGATTGCGCAGCTTAAGCGTCGGCGGTGTGGTGCTGGTATCGACCCAAAGCATACCCGGCGCGGTGGCCGCAGGTTCCACCGCACCGCTGCTGGTGGAGCGCAATGCTGCAACAATCTGATTGATCTGGGCGCGCACAGCCGCCCCATTGTCATTGATGATCACAAAGCTGGGTGCTTGGGACACTAGGCCACCTCATCTGCTATGAGCCGCAATTCCGAGACGATCGGCGTAAAGGCCGGATCACTGGTTCTGAGCCAGGCCCGCGCCTCAACCGCGTGCGCCTCGATCTCGCTGTTATCGATCCGGCCCCAAGGTCCCCAGACAGGGTTGGCACCCGCCGGATCGTCATCGGTTTCCCGGACCTCAAGCACAACGTCGATATCGGCGCCCTCGGAGCCGTCGAAGTCGGCCCAGCTATCGATCGGCGTCATGCGGTCATCAATGTAATCCGACAGCGCCGAGGCCCCGACCAGGATATCAGACCGCAGACGGACGCGCCGAAGTGCTCCAAAGTCGAGAAGGCCATCGAACTGATAAAGCCCTTCGCTCGCCAGTACCATGGGTGAACCCTGAGCATCTGTTCCGGTTTGCAGTTTCAGCGTACCGGCAGTCGCCACCAGACCGGTTTTCACACCCGAGAATGCCGGCTCCGCCGCCAGCGTATTCAGCTGGGCAAAGCTCAGGATCTGCACCCCCTTGGTGCTCACCGTGCTGACGGGGCCAATGCGCCCCTCGCTGTCTTCGGCCCGCAGCAGATATGTCCCGGGTTTCAGCGGCACGACCGCAATGGCCTCGCCGCCCGAGACCCGGTCCATGAGCGTTGAGTTCGCCCAGGTGGCGGCCATTTCCTTGCTGTGGCGGATAATGACATTGCCGCCAACGCGGACATCTACATCAACCGAGCGCTGCCATTTCAGCACGGCCAGACCGCCCGCGGACTGGATCGTCAGCCCCGTCAGGGCTGCCGGTGGCGCTGTCAGGCCCACAATTTCCAAGCCTCCCTCGCGCCAGACCGACGAGACCCCCAGCACCGAGATCGCCTTGATCCGCGCGTCCCATTGGCCCGGCTGGATGTCGCGCAACTCCATCACCGTGCCGGAGGTGCGGCCGCGGTCCAGCCACTCACCGCCATCCCGGCGGGTCTCCACCTGATAGGTATCGACAAAGCCCGAAGCCGCAGGCTCCCAGGCGATCCGCGCCAGGACTTTGACCGCTGAGCCATCACGCGTCACATAAAGTTCCTCGATGATCTGCGGCGCACCCGGTGGCGCGATATCAAAAGCCGTTGGCAGCGTCGTGCGTGGTGCTGCCGCATAAATCTGTTCTTCCGAGGCATCCCAGTCGTAAATGAGGGGAGAGGTTTCTCGCAGGAGGAGTTCTGGCGCCAGACGCGGGCCCGGCCCGACCTGCGTCAGATCCAGCCGTACCGCTTCAACCTCAAAGGGTTTTCCTTCAGGTAGATCCGCACCGCCAAAGCCCCAGCGGTCATAGTGCACATATGTGGTTTCTCCGGCCGCAACGCGCCAGGCCTTAAGCTTGCCCGCAATCTTCAGGCTCATTTGCCGGCGCGCGCGCTCGAGTTCGATCTTCGCCAGACGCTGCGCCATGGAGGCAGAGATCGTGAAGGGCAGCGAGATATCCCGCCACACCTGCTCGCCATTGTCCTCCAGCCGGTAGGCCTCACTGGCATAGGCCGGGAAGTCATCAGGCTGCCAGCTATTCTCGGGGCTCACGAACTGGCCGCGCACCGCATTAAAGTTTGACGCCCGGCTTTGCCGCGTGGTCAGGGTCATCCCGCCCTCGCGCAGATCATCTGCCGTGATCACTGTCTCCGGAACGCGGTAGGCCCCCGCCCGCATCCGCCATTGGCCCGCTTGCCAGATGCAGCGGCCTGCCATGGCCGTGAGCATCGCCTCGATAATGGTCTTGGGCGTCTCTGCGAGCGAGACCACGCCATTGCAAGTGTAGCGCCGCTCGGTCCCGCCTGTGGCCAATGACACAGCCTCGTCACAGATATTGGCGGCCTCAATCAGACTGTCGGTCTCGATCCCGTCCGCACCTCCGATGACAGCGCCGATCCCATAGGTCGCATGCGCCATGTAATCGGCCACGCAAAGCGCTGCATTGTCGGTGTAGACCTGCGCACTGGTGCGCGGATCAAAGATGTCATCCTTGCCCTCGAGATCCACAGTGATGTTGGGAATGCCGCCTGGAAAGGCATCCGGATCATAGGTCAGCCGCAGATAGATCGCCGCACAGCCCGCAAGGCGGTGGTCCTCGCTCCAATGCTCCGGGGCCGCTGCAATGAGCCCCGCAAAGGCAGTCTGGTCATCCGTACCAAGGCGCTTTTCCACAGCAACCTTGCCGGCCCAACGGCCCTGGGCCACCCCTGAGGCATCAACCGCTTCCTCGCCCTCAAAATAGATCGCCCCGATGGATTTGATCCGATGGGCCGCCAGCACGACCACCAGGTGCAGGTCTTTGTCTTTCGCCCCTGTGGAATGCAGGAACACAATCACACCGCCCTTGCGCGTGCGGCCGTAAACCATTTCTCGGGGCATCACCGGCTCGCGCACCGTCACCGTGCGGGCCTTCATTTCCATCTGGCCCAGGCTCGGCGTGGGCATCAACGCTTGGGCAGCAGCTGATAAGAGCATCGACGCCCCGAACTGGGCGGCAAAGCCAACCAGACCCGTCGCTGCAAATGCCGCGGCCACACCGCCGGCCGCAATGGCCGCACCGCCGAGGGCGACAGCACCTAGAACCACTGGTGGCATAGATCACGTCCTCCAGGCGAGACGGCAGGTTGAGAGTGGCAGGCGCACCAGACCCTCAGGGGCCACAAAGGCAGCCTTGGCGCCGATAACGATGCCAAAGGCTTCGGGCGCACCGCCCAGGATCAGATCGCCACGATGCGCGAGCCGCACATTATCAAGCGGGTCGCCCAACAAGGCGCGCCCACCCTCTTCAAGGCTTCTCCAGCCAAGGCGGCGCAATACCCGTCCGCAGCCGATCCGTGTGCGATACCGCCCTCGCCAAAGTGCAGCATGATCCGAGCCATCTGTGAGGTCGCGATATAAATCAAAGGCCCAGGTGGCGCAGTCGTGTTGGCCCCAAGTAAATGGGCGCGCGCTGGCTCGCTGGATCGCGTCCGCTAAGACCTGCTCCCAATGGGGCACGTGGGTGGAAACGCGCGTGGCAACAGTAATCGGTCGCTCCATCAGCCGCGTCCCCAGGTGATCTCTTGATCTTGAATGGCCGTCACATGCTCAAAACCACGATCGCCCGGGTGCAGGACCTGTTGGCTTTCATGGGTGTAGCGCCAGTTACGCGGCACACTCAGATCAATGAGCCGGCTTTCATAGCTGATCGTGATGCGGCAGCTCTGCCCGTCCTCTTGCAGTTCCGGCACATCGAGACGGCCGGTAAAGGCCTGCACAGGATCCGCGATCACTCTGCGCTCTTCTGTGAGCAGCGCCAGCCAGATGCGTCCCGCTTGCCCCTGACGCGCTTCATCGATCGCAAGACCCACCAGATCGAGCGGCACGCCCGAGAGCGAGACCGTCGTCCCAGAGGCCACAACGTCAGAGGTTTCCTCGAGTGCACCAAGGCCAAGAAGCACGCCGACGCCTGTCCAGGTCTTGCCGTCCCAGTCAATCGGCCCCGGACCTGTCCAGATCCGTACCATGCCCGATGGGAATTCCCCTTCAAAGAAGATGGCAGGCTGCAGATCAGCGCGATCGAGCGCTGTGGCCATGTCATTTGTGATATCCCGGCTCATAGCGCCTCGCGTCCAGAAAGCGTGAAGCGGTGACGCGCCGCGCGTTCAATCCGGGTTGGCACCGCGCCCGTCGGGCGCAGTAGCACCTGTGGCCTGTTCACCTCCAAAGGGGTATTGGCGGGCAGCGCCGTGCGAATGGCCGGAAAGAGCGTCAGCGTTGCCAGACCGTTGATGTCCGCCGACGCGTCAAAGGCAATTTGATGCAGACGCGTGTCGCGCGCCGTGCCGATCGACACAAAGTCCCCCGAGGCCACAGCGGGAAGGCCAGAAGGCCAGCCTTGCGTTTGCACGACATTGCCGCCGGTAATGGGTGCCGCCAGCGTGACTGGTTGCGCAAGGGTCTTTGGCGCAATGGAGGGATCGGCAAACAGCAGCAGGCCTCTGCCCGACCCAAGCGCCGTCAGGGCCGCGCCAACCGAGCGCGCCAGCGGTCCGGATTGCGCGGCAAATTCGATATCATATTCCCACCATTCACCACCCCAATCCTGCACCTCCGTCGTCCCGGTAAAGGGCGACTGCGTCTGGCTGGTGGCGGTCACCAACCGCCGCTCAATGCCGGCAACCCACGTACGCGGTAGTTCCACAATGATGCTCATGCCATCCGCCCCCGGCGCATGGCATTGCCAACAGCGGCCACCGCAATGCGCTCAAATTCAGGCTGTGCGCTGCGCATCACAGCCGCGATTTGCTCGGCCACACCCATTTGCGCGCCGCGCGCATCCACATTGAGATGGACAGCAACGGGGATACTGCCGCCTGCGCCCCGCGCAACCTCTGCGCGCGACAACACCCGTTCACCCCGCTGCAGGATGGTAGGCACTTCATCGGGCCGCAATCCGGCCCATGAGCCAGCTGCCCCCACGGTGCCACCGCCATGCATGCGTGGCGCACCAGCAAAAACCGCTGCGGGTACAGACCGCGTATGGCCGGAGATCCCAACCATGCCGCCAGCATGCGAGACCGCAGCCGCAACAGAGCCGCCACCGCCAAAAGCGCCTGAGAGCGCGTTGGCAATGGGTCCCAGCACCGCATTTTTGAACGCCAAGACTGCCAAATCCGCCAGGATCGAGCGCACCAGCCCCTTGAAGTCGAGCTTCCCTGTTTCCACAAAACTGCGGAATGCACTTTCGGCACCGGAAAAGGCGCTGGTCAGCGTTTCGCCAAGGCCCTTGCCCCAGTTCAGGGCGTCCGTAGCATAGGACTGCAACGCCGCGGACACAGCGCGCCAGCCGGTCACGATCTTCTCGGCCGCCCCGCCACTGGCGCCACCACCAGACCCGCCGCCGCCCACAGTATCTCCGACCTGGGCCATGGCCTCTGCCAGGCGGTCCGCAGAAGCCGTCGCGTCATCAAGAGCTGCAGCGCCGTCCTCGCCAGTACCGGCAACAGCGTCGCGCAGCGCAGCCCAGGAGGACAGCGGAGCCGTGGCTCCAGCCGCTAGGTCAGTGGCGGCCTGACGGTAGGTATTGGCGGTGGCGAGCGCCTCGGCGGCAATCCCATCAAGGCCAAGGTCGGGGGCGCTCAGAGGATTGTCCTCAAAGGCCCGCCTAAACGCATCCGCGGCGGCCGTTCCCGCGTCAGCGGAGGCCCCGGCAAAGGGGTTGGCAATTTCCCCAAGGCTGATTTCGCCAATCTCGCCGAAGGTCGTCTCGATGCCGACAGCCGCCAATGCATCGCGGATCTTGCCCGTAAAGGCATCAATCCGGGCGATTGCGCCATTCAGCATCGCTTCAATGCCGTCGAGCATGCGATTGGCGGCCGCGTAAACAAGATCGCCGATCACGGCTGGCAGGCGGGACCAGATTTCCCGGACGGCCAAAAGTGCGCCTTCGAAGGTATTCGCGGTCGTATTGCCGAAGCCAACGACACTCTCGATCGCGCCCGCCATGCCCGTCGCGGCATCGGCCTTTAGATCATAAAACATCGCCGTGGCGCGTGCCCCGGCAGCCGAGGCCCCTGTCGTGATCCGGTCCCAGACCTCGACACCGACATCCTTCAGGAGGCGCATCGCCTCGCCAAAACTGCCGGCGCCGGACGCGAGGCGCGTGAACCAATAGACCAGCTCGCCTGCGCCGACGATTAAGGCGCCGATCCCAGTGCGGATCAGCGCGCCTTTCAAGACCACGAGCGTGGTGGCGAGCCCGCGCACCGACAGTGCCGCCGCGGCCATCGCAGCGGCCCAGCGGCCGGCAAGAAAGGTGGCGAAGGTCCCCGCGTAGATCGCCAACCGGTCAAGGTTGCCCAGAACCGCATCAAACGCCCGGCTGATCGGACTGGTGGAAGAGGCCAGTGCGACAAAAGCATTGGCCACCGCCTCCAGTGACGGGGCGAGCGCCACGGCAATCCGGTTGCGCACGCCCGTAAACGCCTGGCCAATGCTGACCAGCGCCAGTTCTGAGCGGCGCATCGCGGCGATGGCGTCAGCATCCAAAACGGCGCCAAGCGCCTGGGCTTGCGTTCCAAGCCGGGTCATCTCCGCGCCGCCGTTTTGCAAAAGCGGAATGAGCCGCGTGGTATCGGACGCCATCGCCTCTAGATAAAAGGTCATCTCCTGTTGGCGGACCCCTGCCTTTTCAAGGCTTGAGACATAGAGCTGCAGCGCTTCCGGTCCCGAGAGCCGCGCAAACTGGTCTGCCGTCACGCCCACGCGCGGTGCGATGTTCTCGAAAAAATCCGCCATCGGCCCGCCGCCCGTTTGCAGGAAATCCCCCACGCGGTCGTTCACATCCTTGAGGATATCGGCAAGCTTTTCTTGCTCAATGCCCACCGTGGCAGAGGCCGCCGCCCAGCGTTGGAACACCTCCGGGTTGGCATTGGCCACCTGAGAAAGCTGGCCGATCTCATTGGCGGCAGCCACCGTCGAGCGGGTCATCGCAACAACGGCACCGGCCAAGGCGGCCGCAGCAGCGGTGGCTGCAATGCGCGCACGGCGCGCAAAGCCCGCCATGCGCGCATTGGCTTGGTCCAACTCGCGGCTGAGGCGCCCCATGCCGCGAGACCCGGCCGCACCGACACCCTCGAGTTCGGCGCGCACCTGGCGTCCGCCGGTCGCGGATAGGCGGACAGAGACACGTTTTTCTGCCATAGGGCACCCTTGCAAAATGTATCACTGCATGATACGTGGAGCTATGATCGTGAGCGTAAGAGGAAAGCTTGCCGCTGGAGCGGTTCAGGACCGCTTTGGCAAAGGCTTTCCAGCCGACATCGTGAAACGCACGCGTGCCATGCTTTCGGCATTAGACGCTGCGGTCGAACTTGAAGATTTACGGTTTCCGCCGGGCAATCACCTTGAAGCCCTGAGCGGGGATCGCGCGGGACAACATTCGGTGCGCATTAACGGACAATGGCGCATCTGTTTCATCTGGACCGATCAAGGACCTTCACAGATCGAGATCGTGGACTATCACTAGGAGAGCCTGACATGAGCCTCATCACCAATCCATCCCACCCCGGCGAAGTTCTGGCCGAGCTGTACCTGACGCCACTTGATATGAGCGCGATCACGCTTGCCGCAAAGCTTGGCGTGCCGCGTACCCGGATCGAGCGCCTTGTCAAAGGCCAGACCGCTATCACGGTTGATACCGCGATGCGGCTCGCCCGTTTTTTTTCAACGACGCCGGAGTACTGGATGAACCTCCAGCGCGCCTGGGATCTGGCGCGTGCCCGCGAGACCATCGATGTCTCAGACATCAAGCCCCTCCAGGCTGCGCGTTAATTTTGCGGACCATCACCGCCTCAATGGGCGGCAGGAGTTCCGCGATGATCAGGGGAGAGAGCCCGAGGGCCGTCCCGAGTTGCAGGGCAGCAGCCATATCCCAGCCGAGGACAGCGCCACCGCTCATCCCGCCGGCAACGCGAACTTGCCCGCCGAGGCGCTGAACCAGATCCCAGATCTGCCAGCCCTCGAGGGTGCGTGGCGCATGCAGGCTGCGCGGGCACTCCACACAAGCTGAGGGACACGCCGCACAATAGTCACCGCCCCCGCCGAACTCCCAGTCGGCGAGAGCGGTCAGGTGTTTTTTTCCGCATCCAATATCAGTGCGCCTGCGATGTATTTGGTCTGGAAGGCCTCAAAGATCGGCCAGAGTTCGAGAAGGGCGTCGATGCCCTCAGGCGTCAGAGGAAGGGGCTTGCCTTCCTCGTCGCCAACGCCCTCCCAGTCCTTCACAACGATGCGCGCCACGGCTTTGGCGACGATGCGCGCAAGGTCGTCGTTGGACGCGCTGCTTTCGGCATCTGTCGCTGCACTCACGATTGCCGGATCGCTGCGCGCGGCCAGCATAATGGCCGTGGTGAGCGGCTCCACCAGCAGGCGGACGCCGTGGCCGAGGTCGAGCCATTGTGGGTCGATTGAGAGGTTGAGCTGCAGCATGGCTGTATCCTTTGTCGATTTGCAAACTATCTGGTCGCATGGCGTATCTAATGAGGAAATGAGGGCACTTTAGATTTGTTGCTATGCGCCGGATTAGAAAAGAAAGTGGCATTGTTACCGATAGTCTTTTCCGTCAGGTTGGGACTACCACTCCGGAAACGCCCCCACTCATGGCCCCCTTCGTTGAATGCGAGGGGGGCTTTTTTAATCACCACCTCGCTTCAGCGAAAAAAGAAGGAAATGGGCCAAGAGGATGAGTGAGACTTTTCGAGAAAATGGGCATTTGTTTGGGTATCCAGACGCGCTTGAGATCGTAAAAACTGAGCGGGATTTTCTGCGCGATGAAGTCAGCAGGCTAAAAGATGAACTGGAGCGGACATCAATGCGCGCCGAGCGTGCTGAAACCCGCCTTCACGAGGTCACCTTGGCGATGGTCGATATCAGCAGACAGGCCATCCTTTCTCCCCAACGGAGCACCGTGACCGAAGTGATGATGGATGGCAGAAGTCTTCTGCGGCTAGGTAACCCTGTCGGCTTCGGCAAGAAGTCTATGTAGCAGGCATGGCGATCAATAGCCCTCAATGCCATTTACAATCGTGACACTGACCATCGGGTCGCCATTGGCCTGCTGTGCTGCCTGCCAGGCGAAGGTCACCTGCACCCCCTGTGGTCCGGAGATTTCCCGGCGCGGACGGGGCAGAAAGACCCGAGGGACGGATACAGTGAGCGCCTCCCCCGTGGGCAAGGCGTAGCCGAACGTCAGCGCGCAGGCCTGACCGCCAATAGCCTGGTTGAGCAGCGTCGCATCGGCAAAGCGCACGGTGATATTGCCCGTCATCGCTGCGATTGACGGATCGGCACCCTCGATCTTGCCGTCTGCGCGGATCGTCTCAATCCGATCAAGGTTGTTTTGATAGGTGAGTTCGGCGCTGACGATGTTGCCGATGTTCACACCATTGCGCCCCACCGATCCGTTGAAATGACCGAAACGCTTGAGAGACAACGTCGCGGGCGTGCCGATTTGCGTTGATGTGTCCAAATCCTCCCCTTGGGCGACGAGCTCAACCGTGGAGGTCAAAAGCCCTGACCGGCCCATGCTCCAGCTGAAGCTGTCCACCATGCAGCCCGAATACATCGCAAAGCTCGGCACCTCCGGCATGCCCACTTCGACAGAAAAGCTGGGTAGGCTCCAGTTTCCACTCTCAAAGACGTGGGTATAGGGGCCCTCGCCAGTTGTTGTCGGCGCACCAAAAGCGCCCTTCATCCAAAAGCCGTAAGCTTCGGCATCGATTGGGACAACGACGTTGCCATCTGCGGTCAGTGCATCCTTAATCGGCTCAAGCGGATCACGACCGTACCCCAAAAGCTCTGATGCCTGTAGCGGCTGCTCGGCACCCAGCGACGCCGTCGCAAAGGGCATTCTGGTAAAGCCGGTAACTGGCGGGGTGCCGTAGATAGTCTCGAACGCCAGCGCCATCTGCGCGCGCGCCCCTTGGGCTCGTGCCATATTTATCGTCCTTTTTTTGAATTGCAGGGTGTAGACTTGACCCCCGGAATGTTTCCACCCATTCATTTCCCGCGAAACAAACATGGGTCTGCTGATGTTTCATAAATTGCCGTCACAATCGCCCGCCGGCTCGCCTGAAAATTTGACCCCTTTTCCTACCGGTGACCGTCGTCGCTCGGTTGTGCATGATGGAATTACGATCAACGGTGACTGGGATAGTGACGGGATCGTCGAGTTCGATGGGTCTATTGTTGGCAATGTGACAGCCGATACGCTCGTTGTAACCGAAAATGGCACAATCACGGGCAGTGTCTGGGCCCGCAACGTCACGGTCGCCGGCACCCTTGAGGGCGCGATTTCTGCTATCAATGTGGCACTCAAGCGACAGGCGCGGGTTTCGGGGCAAATTGAAGCCCATGTCATTACGATAGATGAAGGCGCCATTCTTGAAGGACACGTCAGGGCTGTGCCGCGCAACATCTAAGACAACGGGTTCTGCGTCGCATAATGCAACACCACAGGGATTGTCGCAGCTTTGATCGTCGCACTCCCCTCAACAGGCAAATCAATCGGCTCTGGCGCCTCCGCCTCGACCCAGTCGCAGCGCCCGCTCAGCGTGCGATCGGCAGCAATCGCAGTCCCGATCCGCCCGATCAGGTTGTCAAAGCGCGCGTCACGCTCCGCGCCGGTCTGCACGATCACCTCCAGCTCGGCGCGGTGCTGGTAGTGATACATCAGCGGGGACAGCGTCACGCCAGGCTCGCCTGGGTCGCCATCGCGCAGGATCATCAGGCCTAAAGGCGGGATCCGTCCAGGCAAAACTTCGCCGCGCAGCACCGGTACATGCGGTACCGTGCGCAACAGGTCCGCCAAGGCGGTCAGGATCGTTTCTCGGGGAGTGGGCATTGTGAGTTGAGGTCCGGTCAGTTTTTGCTGCGATGCACATGCTGCATAGCAGCATTGCAATCGTGATTATTGTGCGCATGCAGCAATTTGGAATATTAGGCTAGCAAGAGAGTTCTCACGGTCTTTCCTCCTCCTCGGACCGTGACGGATTTAGGCGGTGGCACATTTCCTCCCTGGTGGTGCCGCCGCTCTCTTTTACCTCAAATGACGCAAATCACATGCCTCGTGTCTTCAGTGAAGTAGGCTTGGCTGCACTCCTAGCCCAATGAGCGGCAGGTACTCCCGCGATCACATCGCCTCCCGCGACTGTTGGCGATGTGGTGACGAAGGTACGATGTGCGTGCTGCGGCCAGATCACTGTGCAATAATGCGAGATCGTTTGTGAAACGCCCTGATTGCTTTCTCTATGAATTTCTTCCAAACGCAGCGCGTCGGGCCTGTAGCTCAATTGGTTAGAGCAGAGCGCTCATAACGCTTTGGTTGGGGGTTCGAGTCCCTCCGGGCCTACCATGTGCCCCCTTGGTGGAATGGTAGACATCAGGGACTTAAAATCCCTTGGCCGCAAGGCCGTGCCGGTTCGAGTCCGGCAGGGGGCACCAGACTAAAACCTGACAAGCCGCGACGTACGCCTTCAGAAGCGTTTCTTCTTTTTGAACGGCAACCAGTCCTTCATGTGGTGGATCGTATCGCCGGCAACTTCGCGGCAATCTTCATGCCAGTAGGTATCGGTCTCGGGATCATGCAGCACGGTCTCGTCTCTAGCAAAACAC